GATAGTTCGTGAAAATTGAAATAATATAAATAATTATAACTTTCACGAACTAATATGTCTTATAATATTTACTTAATTACCAATCTTGAAAATAAAAAGCAGTATGTTGGAATAACAAAATTTTCTATTACTGAAAGATTTTATCAACATACTAAAAGGGGATTTATTTTAACCGAAGCAATCAAAAAATATGGTGAAGATAAGTTCTCTATTGAATTGATTGAAGAAGTTGATACTGCTGGAAGAGCATATGAATTGGAACAGTATTATATCAAAGAGTATAATAGCAAAGTTCCTTATGGTTATAATATAACTGATGGTGGTGATGGAATTTTTGGTTGGGAAGCAACCGAAGAATACCGACAAGAATGCTCTGAAAGAGTTACACAACTTCATAAAGAAAAAAAAGTTGGTATGTATGGTAAAAAACATTCACCTGAAACTATTGAAAAAATGAAAGAATCCCATAAAGGAAAACAATACTGCTTGGGTAGAAAGATGAGTGAAGAATCAAAACAAAAAATAAGAGAAAAACATTTGGGAAAAGTCGTAACTGAAAAAACCAAGAAAAAAATTAGTGAAAATCATCACGATATTTCTGGAAAAAATAATCCTATGTATGGAAAAAAACATTCACCTGAAACTATTGAAAAAATTAAACAAAAAGCATTACAAAGAAAAATTACAAAACATAATACTGAAATATAATGACTAACCCTTTAATTGAAAAATACAATGAACTATATGGTTCAAATCAAAAGAAAATTGAAAGATTTAATTATGTTGATTTGAATCTTCCTCAATTAGAAAGAGAAACAATTGATGGAGTAAGATATTACTCCATTCCAAAAGAAAATAAACTTCTTAAACTTGTTTCAATTACTTCTGTAACCAGTCATAAGAATCGTCAGTTTTTTGCTGATTGGAGAAAGAAAGTAGGAGAAGAAACTGCAAATAAAATCACAAAGCAAGCAACTGGTCGTGGGACTGATATGCATACTCTTTGTGAGATGTATCTGAAAAATTCAGACTTACCTGATGATGTTGTTCCAATTGCACAAATTTTATTTGGAATTGCAAAACCTTATCTGAACAATATAAATAACATTCACGCACTTGAAAACTCTCTCTATAGTGAAGTTTTAGGTGTTGCTGGAACTGTAGATTGTATTGCAGACTATACTGGTGCATCAAATATTCCAGAATTGTCAGTTATTGACTTCAAAAGTTCAAAACAACCAAAACCCCGAGATTGGATTGAGCACTATTTCGTTCAATGTGCGGCATACGCTTGCATGTTATATGAAATGACTGGTATAATGGTAAAGAAATTTGTAATCATAATGGCTTGTGAAAATGGTGAATGTGAAATCTATGAAGAATACGACAAAGCAAAGTACATCAAATTACTCGGGGAATATATTAGAGAATTTGTTAGAGATAAACTTCAGCAGTATGAATGATAAAGTAAAGGAAGAAATAGATAGTAAATTTTTGTGTCCTCAAAAGTTTGCTCAGGATGTAGAAAAAATTGCTAAAGATTCTAGAGTCAATTATATTGATGCTATCGTCACCTATTGTGAAGAAAATGGTATTGAGATTGAAACTGTATCTAAGTTAATTTCTAAACCATTGAAAGAAAAACTTAAGCACGATGCGACTGAATTGAATTTTCTAAAGAAAACCACTCGTGCCAAATTGCCATTGTGAGTCCATTTGATTGTTATAAAAGTTACTTAGCATTTAAGAATCATTTTTGTAAAGAATCTTATGATTATTTTAAATACTGTGGAAGGTCTAGAGCATCTCTAGACTCTTTTCATAAGAGAAAAGATCGGTATTTCTTTGAGAGAATGAGTCGTCAAAAATCAGATGAAGAAATTAAAGCATATTTTGTGGCAAATTTCGTAGAATGTAGTGATCCACAATCACTATGGATTGGTGAGATTATTCAGACTGGTGAAGATACTTATACAAATTGGTTAAGAAAATCACAAAGTCTTTTTTATCTATTTAAAACAGAAGCAGAAGTCTTTTTACATAAAGATAGTTTTGAAAAATTATTTGAAATAAAAAACAATCAACATCCAGAAATTTTGAAAAAATATTTTCAAAAAGCAATTAGTTTAGAGACAATGGTAATACTGGATATGATTCTTGGTTATGTGAAAAATTTTGATAAAAAAATGACTGATCCTGTGTGGGAAACCGTCAGTTTAAGAATTCGGAAGTATGAACCCTTCCTAAATATTGATGTAGCAAAGTATAAAAATACTCTTAAGGAGATTGTATTATGAGTGGATTTTTTGATTCAGAACAGGTCAGGGAATCTTTATTTGAACTTGATGATCTTCAAGAAAAAATTCTAGTTCAATTGATCAAACTTCCTTTTTCAACTAAGATTGAAAAGAAAGAACATTTGGATACAATGAGAGAATTTTTAGAAAAACAAAAATTGTTTATTTTTAGAATGTCTCTTTCTGATGATCCAGAAGCAGTGAAAATGAAACAAAAAATCATTGAATCTGCTGAACTCTTTGGATTTGAACCTGGAGATTCTTTACCATCTTTCTTTGAAAGATTGGGAGAATCAATTGATAGACTTGAAAAAACTCTTGACGACTGATCTTATACCTGCTATAATTAATACGGATAATACATCCAATACAACAAATACAAAAAATACGGAGAATACAAATGGCATTTGCTGATCTTAAAAAGCAATCTAAACTGGGTTCCCTCACGGAGAAACTCATCAAACAAGTTGATAAACTTAATGATACTGGTTCCAAAGATGATGATCGTTTTTGGAAACCATCAATGGGAAAAGGAGATACTGGTTCTGCTGTAATCCGTTTTCTTCCTGCTCCTGAAGGTTGTGATCTACCTTGGGCACAAGTTTGGTCTCACGCATTTCAAGGCACTGGTGGATGGTTAATTGATAACTGTCTTACTACTTTGGGCAAACAATGCCCTGTCTGTGAAGCAAACAGAGAACTATGGAATACTGGAAATAAAGATAATCAAAATATTGTTCGTGATCGTAAGCGTAAATTGTCTTACTACTCCAACATTTATGTGGTAAAAGATCCCGCAAATCCTGAAAATGAAGGAAAAGTTTTTCTTTATAAGTTCGGTAAGAAAATCTTTGATAAGATTACTGCCGCAATGAAACCAGAATTTGATGATGAAAAACCAATCAATCCTTTTGATTTCTGGTCCGGTGCTAATTTCAAACTAAAACTAGTGAAGAAAGATGGTTATTGGAACTATGATAAGTCTGAATTTGCTGAACCATCTGCTCTTCTTGATGACGACGATGAACTGGAAACAATTTACAAATCATTGAATAATCTTAATGATTTTATTGATCCAGAGCAATTCAAATCTTATGAAGATTTGAAAAAACGTCTTGGATATGTTCTTGGTTTGAAGGGAACTCCCAAACAACAAGATCCTGAAACAATTGATGAAGAAGAAGAAATTTCTTATAATAATTCCTCTTCAAAGACCTCAAGTTCTGTGAGTTCTTCAAGTGATGATGAAGATGAGGAAGATCCTATGTCTTACTTCTCAAAGCTTGCTGAAATGTGATTTTCAAAATCAACTTTTAAAACCATTTTACCCCCGAAAAAAATCGGGGGTATTTTTTTGTCTGTAGGGTTCAGACCCCAGTAATTTTTGGATTATATCCACGTTTAGTATTTTGATCTATGTATTGTGAAGATTCCGCATATTTCATAATATTCTTCATATCACTCACAAAGACAGATAAGTATTCTGGTTTTAGAATTAAGATTTTTCTTTTCTTTTCATTTTCTAAAACTTCATATTCATAATTACTTACTTCTTTAATGGATGTAGTTGTAATTTTAGACGCATTTGTATTTGTAATAGAAATTGGTTGAACGTCCGTTGATATTTTTATTTTTACACCATCTATAGGAGTTGGAGTAGACATAAGAATTTTTATTTTATTTAGATTTGTGGTTTGAATTTAAATACTGGGATAATTTCACCATTTACTTCTTCACCTACAATTTCATATAATAATGGGTCAAGAACGATATCATTTTCAAAAATAATATCAAGAACTTGAACCGTAGTATTTTCGGTTCTTCCTTTGATTGTGGTATTTCCACCCCAACTATTAGGCCAAGTATCTAAAATATTAGTAATACTAATATTAATTTTATTTTCTCTTCCAGCAACTTTTAATGTGGACGAGTTAAGTCCAATATCAGTTACAATTGCTTGTGCAGTTTCTGTATTGTTTTTATAAACAGGAAGATATTGATTTAAATTAATTGTAATAGTGTTTTGTTTATTTTGATTTGGAATTTCACCTAAAGTGTAATCATTTTGACCTTGAGTAGTTGTAAATGAAGTAATATTTCCAGGATCAACCTGATAACCACCAGGAACAACAAGACGATTATATTCGTCTCTAAACTCTACGGTTTCGTAATGATGAACTTTTCCAAGTTCTTCGTCACTTCCATACTTATCAATAAGATACTTATAAAAACTATTATTATCTAAAGGCCATTGTTGATTGATATTTGTGATACTATTGGTCGTTAAAATCACCCAATCAAGGTCTGCATTATCATAAACTTTTGCAGCAACTTGATCTGGTCTTTCATTATCAATAATTTGATAATAATTAAAAGCAGTTATAGCATTCGCAATATCAGTTCTTAATTTTGCTCTTTTGAATATATTTTTAGTTAAGACATAATCAGTATTGAATGACTGATTAGGAAAATTCGCAATATATTGGAAATTTGGAAGTTCTC